CACCTGACTTAGGTTCTTCTGGTTTTGCTTCAAGATGAACTAGGTATCTTTCAGCATCATCTCTCTCTTGAAAGATGTGTACCACTTTCTTTTTCTCTTGGTCTCTAACAGCGTAGACACCATCATTGCTTTTGTCTACTAATATGAACATGCTTCTACATACAAAGATTTCATAATGGACTTAATGTTTTCCTTATTTTGTTTCATTTCCATCTCATCTATGTAGGACTCTAGCAGGGTTAAAGTGTCTTCGGTCTCTACTACTTCTAGTTGTTTTTCTAGAACAGTACCAAGATCCTCAATGATCTTTAAGTCTGCTACTTCGCTCTCTTGTAGAGCACGGACAGTTTTATCAAAATCAATTTGATCTGACTTGTTCTCTACTATTAGTTTGACATAAGTGCCTTTAATAGTAGCAGGGTCAGGTAAGTCACACCCATCATTATAATAGATTTTGTGGAACATGTCAAATGGATTTCTGTAGAACGTAGTCTTCAGAGTATCTGTATCAAACATATGGAACCCACGTTTACATCCATAATCATTCCAGTACAACTGATATGGATTGCCTAGATATACAATATTATCTTGTCTAGACTTCATATGATAGTGTCCTGTAAACACTCTTTCAAATTTTAAAAAGGGATCTCTATCAACCCCAAAGGTCATGACAGCACCTGGATGAGCCTCAAAACCATTAAGTTCAAGATGGCCAAAACAGCACCGAGCAGTAGTCTCATTGATTTCTTTGTATATGACATCTCTGTTGTCATCACATATCCAAGGTATAAAGAGAATATCAGTACCGTCAAAGTTAATGGTAGTTGGAGATTCAATGATATTGATGTTCTCATACTCTCCCAATAATTCTCGTATAGCATTTACTCTAAGTGTATTCTTATAATAGATATCATGATTACCAATCAGAGTAGTCATTTGTACACCCATCTTTCTAAGTGGGTCAAACCACATCTCTCTAGCAGCATCTAAAGATAGGAAATTAATACTCTTTCTCTTATCAAAGGTATCACCTAAGTTGATAATATTATCTACGTTATGTGCTTTAATAAAAGGTATGACTATTTCGCCATAGAACTTTTTGTACATATTAATGTACGCAACATTATCATTACGAACACCAAAGTGTTGATCAGTTATGAGTAAAATTTTCACTTATTTCTTTGGGTAGTTTCTATACGTTGTTTGATCTGATTCATCTCTGCCCCACCATTTCCATCTACACTGAATACTTCTTGATAACCTGACTTCTCTATAATCTTATCTCTGATTTCCATTTGTCTTTTCTCTTTAGCAATACGTCTAAGGAAAGCAAAGTAAACTATCTGTGTGAAATAAGCAAATGGATTTTTAGATTTAGCAGGGTCAAAGTTATCTATGTACTGAATACAATTCTCTACACCATCGCATATCATATCATCCTTATACATGTAGTTGATGAAGTTAGGTCTATACGATAAATGAGTAGCAATTTTTAAAAAGCAACTACCGATATAATTATTAACTCTTGGTTTGGGTTTCCCCTCTCGTTCATTTCTTGCAATTTTGGCACGATACTTTTCCAGCTCCGCTAAGAACTTTTTGTTATCTAGATAGTGCTCTTTTTTCCTAGCTGGCATCTTAGGTTTAGTATACATTGAGCCTGTTATTATATAATGCTATTATACCGAACTCCAAACTAAATGTCAACAGGGGGTTGACAAACAGTTAAAGTGTCTGTAGAATAACAATGTCAGTTGTGAAGGGTTACCTCTAGCTATTCTTAAAGAGATCTTCAAACTTCTTACGTGCTTCAGATATTTTTCCTACCATACCTTCTTTTTCCGTGACATCTACTCGGTGCTCCTTCTTCAATTTATCCTTTTCACCCTGCCCGCGTTGCGAGTGGAGGAATGATTCGTAAACAAAGATCATCTCTCTTGAAAGAGATGCAACTGAAATAACATCCTTCTCGTTTACAATATAAAAATCTTCATCGCTAAAGTTCTGCCACTGTGTAAATCCAATTCCTTTTACTGCCTTGGTCTCATCCATCTCTTTTGTAAATGATTGTACAACTAGAGGATCTTGAACGTATAATAGGTCGGTGGCGGGGAATGTTGTCTTGTCTCGTGATACAATTACTTTCCCAATAAGTTCCTCACCATTAACTAACTTAATGGTACAGTGGAATTCTTCATCGTGTTTAACGTAGTTTAAAGCCATGTTACCTTAGTTTTACGTCTATAATTTCATAATCAAATTGTTCTTCGTTGTAAACTTTCACTCGTTCAATAAGATGTTTCAAGGTGTAGTTACGGAAACTATTTTTAGAGATATCATCTGCAATGTCATACAACGTTGCTTGTGATTTGTTCTCTCCTTTTCTTAAAACTCTACCAATAGACTGTAGGTTTCTCACCCTAGACTTACTAGGACTTGCAAAAATTACATTATGAAGGTTTTTAATATTAATACCTGTAGAGAAAGTTCCGTAGGAAGCAACGATAATACTATTATCTGATACTTCTGTTAGTTCTCTTATCTCTTCACGGTCTTCAGTATCAACACCACCATGAACTAAATGTACTGGTCGTGTTACGTTACTATTTAGCAGATCATAAAGAGGGATTCCGTGACGCTCTACATAGTTAAAGAGAACGAGAGTATTTCCGCGTAGATCTTTTGCCAATTTCATAATGAAATTATTCCTTTGTTCGTGAGAAACAATATAATCCATTTCCTCTTGGTAAGAGTCAAACCCTTGGAACTCATGCTTTAACACTAGGACTTTAACTTTTAAGTCAGCAACTTGCTGTCTCTCCATAAGTTCTTTAGTCTTAGTTACTTGTGAACATCTACCAAACAAACCTTCTAATACTAGTTGATTTGTTTCTGATCCATCTAACGTTCCTGTGAATCCAATCCTATATTTACAGAGATGCAACTTAGACATCAATTGCGTGAGAGATTTTGCTTTGAAAAGGTGAGCCTCGTCACCGATCACTACGTCAAACCTCTTAAACCAATTAACAGGTTGCTTATAGATAGACTGCCAAGTGGTAATTATTACATTCTTTTCAGATGTTTTCTCTTGCCCCGCGTATATTTTGTGGCAATAGTAGGACGCTTTCCAACCATAAGACTCAAAATCTTTATGCATTTGCTCCACCAACGTCGTCGTAGGAACTACTATTAACACTCTTCTCTCTACATTTACATGAAACCTAACCAATGAATAGATCATCAAGGATTTCCCACTGGCAGTTGGCGACAATAGGAGCCGTCTGTTGTATCGTAGGGACTCGTATACTCCTCGGTATTGGTAGTCCCTCATCTTTACAGGAAGAGATAAAGAATTTACGAACTGACCCACAGCTTCAGGAGTTATTAATTGATTCTCCTCCAATGGAAGACCAAAGCGTTCGCTAGGTTCTAACTTATAACTATAACCATTCTCCCGACACCATTCTACCAAGTAGTTTGTTAGACCAACATATAACTCTCCAGTGCCAGGAGAAAACAATCTTATCTTACCATCCCACTTCCTATATCTCCTCTGCCTTTGCAAATACTTAAATCCTGGTACTTCAAATGTAAAGTAATCAGATAACTCTTGGTAAATATGAGGCTCGGCAATAACCTTGAGGTTAACCTCATTCTTCTTAGAGATTGTCAGATCCATAATTACATTCCCGCTTGGAATTTCTCCCAATCAATAGCATTTTTAATGTGGAAGCCACGGTTATTAATCATTCGGATGATTGAGTCCAAATAATTAGTACACATCTCTATATATGATAGTTTAGAACGGAGAGTTATTACCTCAGAATCCCCATTAATAAAGGTTTCTACCTCTTCACGACTAGTCAATTTCAAATCAAAAGGCACCTCACGATACACTGTCGCAGGTGCCTTTCCCTTATAATATTTCCATTTCTCTTTTAACAGAGACTTGAGTTTTGCCTCTGCTTCAATCTTCATTGTATTAAAAGTATTAATATACTGAAAATACTTAGCATGGAGTCTAGCAATTTTAACAGACTCTTCACCATACAGGTCAGAGTCTATTTGGGAATCTTTAGACCACTGTTCCTGTATAATTTCTAAATTCATATGCCTTGATCTTTAGTTCTAGATAGAAATTCTTTTAGTGATGATTGATGCTGACCTCTATTCTCTGTGTCAGGTTCTTTAATCCCCTTCATCTTTTTGTAGTCTTGGTGCATCGCTCCCAAGATCCATGCCTGTGCTAGTTGATGAGGTCCCTCCTTCAACAACTGGATTTGAAATTTGGATAGACCAGCCTTCATCTCCAAATACTCCTGTCTCCACGATGTGTCGTGTACTGGTTCTGTCATCCTGTTCCTCCCACGTTTTAACAATGTCGGCGGCTTGGCGATCCACAGACTTCATGGTATTGTATATTTTAGCATCAATCCAGACTTGTGTCAACCATTTGATCGCACCAAGTAATAAATGGTTCCAAGGAAAGGGTTTTTTCCTAGCCCATCTTTCTGCTTTAGCATACCATGGATCTACACCAGATCCAAAAGTAGTTTCAAACTTAACTTGTACGTCTCTTTCCACGGTTCAACGCTCTAATCTCATAGAGAGTATATCTGAATGTTGCTTCAGCCACAAAGAACTGTGTATCTGTTTGTGTTACATCAAACGGTAGTGTGGATAAACTTGTTGGAAAAGCATCCTCAAAGACACATTCAAATGCCACGTTCAATTGATTATTTAGTACTTGCAAAGTTCCATCTGAGACTAAACTCTTATAATTTGGTGCATCTCCTACTCGTTTAGTATCTATCCATACCTTTCTCTCTCCAAGATCTTGTGGAGTTCCCATTGCTCTCATCCAATTGTGGATCTGAAGATAATTTTCTAAGTTCTCATCAACCAAAAATGACAGGCTTAAATCACCATACCTAATGTTTCCATCAATAGGATATTGAACCAAACCTGCTGTTGGTATTTGAACAGAACCTATATCTAATGCAGGTATACTTGCTTGCTGTACAAGGAATGCAACCTTTGGTGCTTTCTCCAAAATGAATTTGAATCCAATCGGAGCTAGAAAGTTCTTATTCTTTAATTCCTCTTCGTACCAAGTGGCAGCCATATCTTTCCAGTCTAATCCTAACTATTTAGAATAGATGGCATCCCCGACTACAAGTACATCTAGATCAGTATTATGTAAGATACCAAGTGCATCATTAATACGACCTGCTACTGGTGCACCACCTTGATTAAGTGATGTATTAAGCACCATAGGTAAACCAGTTGTATCTTTAAAAGTACTGAGTAAATTATAGAAGTCTTGTTTATCCTGTCCTACTGTCTGTGCTCTACATGTACCATCAACATGAGCAATAGGATCAAAAGTTCCTTGATCTTTAATTGGCATATTATATAACATAAACTCTGACTTACCTTCAAACTCAAAGTACTCACTAACATCTTCTTCTAAGATAGATGCACCAAATGGTCTAAACCATTCACGATGTTTTACTCTATCATTAATAATTTTCTTACCACCTCTGAGATCAGGTCTCATTAAAATACTTCTATTACCTAATGCTCTAGGTCCACACTCTCCATGACCTTGATACCATCCAACAATATTACCATCGGCAAGTAACTCACAAGTTTCATCAATAGTTCTTTGTGAAGGTCTATCAACTGGTGCTTCATCATCTTGCCAGAATGGAAACCCATCTCTTTCAAATGGTTCCTCATTATAAATCTCTCTCAATACTTCTACTATACCAAGACTTAAACCACCATCATTAGTATGAGGAGGTATATGTATATTCCGTGCATGTCTTAATTTAGAATTGATAATAGTATTCAGTGCAACTCCACCTGAGTATCCAATAACATCTTCCTTAGTACTATTTTCCATGAAGTACTTCAAGAATATATCTTCAGTTACATCGTGACAGAATTGAATATGATCTACTATTTTAAGGTCTTCCCCCTCCTCAGAAATAGAATTATATACAAGACGCTCAAGATAAGGAAGATTCCATAGATCTCGTATCCCATCAATAGTGCACTTTTCATAAGTCTGTAACTCCAATTTAGTCTTTTCAATACACTCTTGTGAGAGTCTACCGTGAGCTTTTAATGCCATGACTTTACCTGCCATGTCAGAATCCCACCCACTAAGTTTTAAAATATGACCACCAATATCTCCTAGGACAGAACCAAAACTAGGTGAGTCTTCTATAGTACCCATCTGAGTTCTCTTACCATCTTTAAAGATAGTACGAGTTATTCTATCATCTCCAAATCCATCATATACAAAATCAATTGTAGTATCAACATTCAATGGCCATAATGATTTAGCATGAGCATAGTGATGATCTATTCTATAGATAGGACAATAAAATCCCATGTCTCTGAATAGAGGTATCTCTATCTTCTCATACACTTGTTTATGATCACACTTTAATTTAGGATACTTATGGTTATCAAATACTATACCAATAGCATTTACTTCATGTGGATCTATATCCCAACGTTTCAAAACCTCTGGCCAAGAAGTCATGTTCTTGTAACCAAAGTGTTTTGATTGATAATCTCTTTCTGTATTGTAGTATTTTACCTCTGTTCCATTCGTGTAAGTGATATTAGAATCATGGTCGTCAAGTCTAAGTCCTATAAAGTTCATAACCAATTCGGTTTTCTGGATGGGTCACGAAGATAATTAGATGCAACCCAAGGTTTGCTGCTAATGTAATTCTTGTAAGCAGTAAAAGTGTCAATGCTTGTGTCATATTTAAACTCATCGGGCATAGCACGTGTAAAAGTTGTGGATGGTGGGCAAGATGGAAATGTCATATCAGCATACTCAATAGTATACTGACAACTATGGACTTTGTTATACCTATGAGTATACTCTGCACATAATGCAAGACCATGTTCTATTAACCAATGGAAGTTAGTCTGTGCCCAGATAGTACAAGGATGATTGCGAAATGCACCCTTGTCTGTAGCATAATAACCACCAGACTTCTTGGGTAACTTACCAAAACCATGACCCCACTTGTCACTAGCAACTATGGATAACATTTGACATGTCTCCAATGGCATCTTGACAATATGCTTGTCAGGTAAGCACTGTGCTGAAACTATGGGGTCAGGGTCAGTAACAAAAATGTTCATAATATAATAATAGCAGTAACTTACGGTTCTGTCAATTCGTATCGAGGTCGCACATAATGGTCATTCCAATGACGAATATTACCACCAACGATGAAACAGTTGGTGATAATGAGTTGTAAGAATATAAAGGTACGAATCATAGCAATGATGTCCGCTTCCTTATCTGTCTTACCTTCTTTCTGACCTAATGCTTTCGCCCATATTCTCCATATCTTCCTCATCTCTTTCTGTTCTTCCGCTTCTTCTTGGTAGGTTTGAACACACCAAGTGAATTTAGGAGGAACATTGTCACAACTGTCCAGAATATTATATACCAAGCATTCATTCTTCCTCATCCTCCGCTTTGAATACTAATAGTTCATCACCATCTTGCACCTCTTTCATCTCAGGATGCACTGGTTTCCGTGGTCTATCAACATACTTGTCCATTTCTTTAAAGACATAACCCATAGACCTCCACATAAATGCAAATGCAGCACCTGCTGTCAGTGCAAAACCTATTCCAAATATGAATACGGTTACATCATTCATTGATGACTTCCTCCAATGTGAACAAGGAGACGAATTCTAAACCATTCTCCTCCCATATACTATGATCTTCCATCCTATCAACGATTGCAACCACACGATTAACAGTATATCCCGCTTCACGAAGAGCATGAACTGCCTTCAACGCACTACTGCCTGTTGTACTTACATCTTCCAATACGGTAACAACAGAACCTTTCTCTGGTTTGTTACCTTCAATAACTTCTTTTGTACCATGTCCCTTAGGGTTCTTGCGTACAATGAGTGCATCTACGTGTCTATGTCCTGAGTAGTATGCTCTCTGTGCAACACCACACACTAATGGGTCAGCACCTAGTGTCAATCCTCCTACTGCAACTGCTTCTTTCTCTATTTCTTCTATCATTAATAGAGACAACAAAGCATTACCCTCACATGATAATGTGACAGGTTTACAGTTGACATAGTGTTCCGTTTTCTTACCAGAAGATAAGATAAACTCACCATGTCGATATGCTCTTTCTTTAATTAATTGTAGTAAGGTCTTTCTATATGTTGTCATATCAATGTCTTTTGAGAGGGGTCTGAGACCCCTTGTGGGGTCTTAAACGTACTTACTTGGTAAGTGTGATCTATCGTAAAGATAACCACCTGACCATGTGCAGTTAACTGGATTAAGGATATACTCTCTATCCTTGATAATTCTTAAGTCCCATCTTACTGGATACTTACCAGTTCTTGTTGGTGCATTATAACCTGCAGGCATATACACCTCACCTGTCTTCTTATCTATAAATGCATGAACACTGCTGTCTCTGTACTGTGTCTCGTGTCTGCCAAACTCTTGCATAACGATCTTGATGTACTTGCGACCTGTGTATGCTACAAATCTGTTTAGGTTAGCAGTACCAAAAGCAATCTTGTCTAGTTGCTCCTCATGATATGGAGAGTAGTGTATCTCATCCGCAAGAGATCTCTCATGC